TTCAAAGCTAAACTGCTTGCTGAAGGCAAATCGCTAACAAAAGCAAAAAAATAATACTTGATCTTAACCCTATAAGTCTATAATGCTTATAGGGTATTCCTCAACCTTATGAAAAGAAGGGGTTTCAAATCTTCTTATTATCACAGAATAACGGACGCAATTTTTTATTAATTAAATAGGAGATTGTTATGGCAGCGGTAAAAAAACCATTAGATTCGGTACTTGATGAAGCTCTTGATAAGCTAGTTATTATTAGCCCCGACAAGAGAACTTATGACAGTATTACCTCTGTAATGTTCCAATTATACTGTGGAAACGATTATGGTTTGGGGGATGGTAATCTTGGCTTTTTAGATAAAGTTGAGAACAACTGGAGAAGAGGACGTAAACGAATTGCAAAGAATCGTGGTTTGTCCCTAGTTAAAAATGCTTAGTCGCCAGCTTCCACATCCATGTCTTAACAAAGCTGGTGGCTATGCAAATGTTTTACGATGATGAACTCCCCCTTATTGATCTTAAATCTGTAAAGAAAATGGATGGTATAGCTAAAACTAGACTCATGGAGGATCTTCATGAGGAATACCTAAATAAAGTTAATTCACATCATATGAGGTTATTTTATAGTGACTTGCTCTCCATACTTGTTAAAAATCATGGGCACTAATCTTGCAGCTGAGTTTGTAAAAGAGCCTAAAGTACCTGATGTAAGACTTTACCAAGCTATTATTATACAAGCTTTTGAAGATTGTTTGTATACTTTGGGCGGAAAAAATGAAGCTTATAATAAAAAAGAGGCACATGAATGGTTTCTTAATAAATCTAAGGACTTTGAAGATATTTGTTATTATGCTGGTTTAGATCCTGATATGGTGCACAACCGTTACAAGAAATGTTTGAAAGAAAAGATTATAGTATTTACAGAAGTACAAACTTTTTGGATAGAATATAAAAATGAATATGCTAATTATAGAGCTGCCGAATCGAAAGATGAAAGAAGATCTGTAAAGAAAAGGATAGACATGATTAAAAAAAAGTTAGATTTTAAATGAGGATCTTGTGGCTGCTTGTGGTAATTGTGGTTCTTGTGGGATGTGCGAAGTCTGGGGAACAACGTGAGTATAATCCATGGATGACTGTATTTAGAATATCTACGGGTGATATACGATGAAACCTATTATTATTACTTTGCTATACTTAGGAACTTTTGGTGAGATAAAACTAGATAGCTTTGAAATACAACAATCTTGCAGTGCATGGTTTCATTCTAACGTTACCATACATGAACGAAAAAAGCGTAAATTGTTTTCTAATCATGTGTACCACTTGTACGATGGTAAACAGGTAATTGGTTTTATTTGTGATGGCAAAGAGCCTTCTTGAAGAAAACGGTAAAAACCGAAAAAGCTTTTTTTTAATTTTTTTTAACCTACTGCTACAACACTAATTTTTTGCCTTAATTCACTTTGCTTACTTCTAGAGCATTTGCAAAAAGTGCACATGTTATAATAGGAGATGAAACAGAAAGAGAAAGAAGAGATAACATACGAGGAAAAACTAAGACTACATAAACAATGGGTGAAGTTTTATCGAGAACATAAATGGGTAAAACAAGAGAACGGTAGATGGAAGTTTATGAGATTTGAATTAGAAGCAGTAGAAGAATAATTACTAATGTTCCTATATTAAAATAATCTAATTGGTTCATGGCGGTCTCCTAGATTTAATGGCTATCCTTGAAATACTTTGAGGGAAGTTTTCAATAGGTTTGCCCATACGTATCTTATAACACAGAATACCGGACACCGGAAACAAAAAAACCCTGGTCGAGGCTACCCAACCAGGGTTAGAAAGGTATAACTAAAAGATAACTTTACGTAAAAACCCTAGGGGAAACTAGGGATTAGTTATGTGATATTTATACCACACAATTTTAAGATGTAAAATCTATTATATAGATATTTCAGAGTCATTAACACTTTAATGTAGGTCAGCTTAACAGGTGGGTCTCATGGGTCTATTTACTATTATTGTTGTATACCAACGTTTATAGGTCAATTTAAGGTGGGTCTGTAGGTGTCCCTCTGGTGTCCCTAGACCCACCACATGCTCTTATGGATGGGCAAAATTCTTAATAGGGTCAGGTTTAAATAGGTTATAGAAATCTATATAATAAAAAATTATGAAATCAAGAAAATATCTAGCAGGTGGCTTAATCAAAGGGATTGGTGGTACAGCTATTAAATCGTTTGTGAAATCAGATCTATATAAAGGTTTGAAAAGTAAAATGATTAAAGATGTAAATAAGTTATATAGCACTGCAAAGGTAAATGAAAAACCAAGTAGAAAGATTTTTTTAAAAAATCTAAAAAAATTAGATATTAAAAATCAGAAGGCTAACATTATCAGAAAAGCCTTATCTATTACTAAAGGCCCAGTAATGAACTTAGACAGAAAAATGAAAGTTGCTTTAAAATTAGGGGCAAGAAACACAAGAAAATATCAAAAAAAACTACAAGAGATCGGAGCTTCCTATATGGCTAAGGGTGTGAGTGATCTTATAAAGAAAAAGAAACCAAACTAATGCCAGGCTTAAAGAAAAAAGAGTTAAGAACTGAAAAGGATTTAACTATAAAACAAAAGATGTTTGTTGATATTTTGGTGGCAAACTGGGGTGAGATAACCAAATCAGAAGCTTTAAGAAAAGCAAAATATGAATGTAAGAATGATAATGATTATTCAGTCATTGCAAGTAGATTAACTAATAGAAAACTCAATCCACACATATGTAAATATCTTGATAAGAAACTTGAAGAAGCATCCTCAAAATACGAGAGAAACAAAATTCGTAGATATAGAAGATTAGAAAGATTTGCTGATATGGCTGCAGATAACAAACAATATTCAGCAGCTGTAAATGCAGAGTATAGATCAGGTCAGTTGGCTGGTTTATATATTGATAAAAAAGAAGTTAAAGTATCAGGATTGGAGGGTATGTCACGTGCAGAGCTTGAGAAGAAACTCAAAGAGCTTTCAAGCAAGATCGATGGTTTCAACGCCAAAACGATCGATGTTGAGCCAGAGACAAAAGAATTATCTCAAAAGTAATAATTGGTCATCATTTATTACTGTGTTTAATGAGATACATAATCCAAATATTAAGACAATGGTAGGAGATGTAAATGTCAAAGCGACGAAAAAAATCTAAATACAAACATGCCGTCGTTGGTAAGAAAAAGTATTATTTTTATAAAATTCGGTGGATTGATATCACCGGGGATGCGGGTCATAAAACTGAAGAAGAGATGAAAAAATTAGAATGTTGCACGTTAGTTTCACAAGGATATATTCATAACATTGATAGAAAGAAAAAAACCTTAACTACATTTGCCTCATATGATGAGAAAGAGCCTGTGTTTAGTGACACAAATATATTTCCATTGGGCTGCATTTTAAGTAAAGAAAAAATCAAAAACTGACTTATTTATGCCAACAAAAAAACGAGAATCAAAGCTATCAAGGTTGATTCAAAAGAACTGCAACCAAATACATTTTACTCGCATAGAATCTAGCACAATCAATGGTATTCCTGACTTAAATGGCTGCATAAATGGTTTTGGTTTTTGGATGGAACTTAAATCAGATAAAGTCAAGTATCCAAAGCTATCTAAGTGGCAAATAAGTTGGATAAATAAACATATTAGTTATGGTGGTGTAGTTTTGATCTGCAATCACTCCCTCTTGGAGAGAGTTTACAAACTGTACAGACCGGTGTCCGCGTTCTCGGATCCTCGTTTACTGAAACCTCGTTTCTCGTTCTCGGATCCAGTACACTGGCCCGCCTTCCAGGATGCGATCCGGGAGCTGGCAGCGCAGCGAAGCTCTCGCTCTCGTTCCCTCGCTAAAGAATCTCGTTTCTCGGACATGGTAACGGAGGCCACTGGCAGCGTGACAGAGCTGGATCTGGCACGGGTCTCCTGAAGGAAGCTCGTTCTCGCACAATATCTAGTTGCCGTTTGTCGTTTTTAAACTACAACTGGACCCCGCAGCGTGAGGTAGTGGTACACATCTGGGATCCTGGCAAGAGCTGGTAGGGTACCGTTGTGTACCAAAGGTAAAGAACCTAAACTTTTTTCTTGACAGCCTCCCATCTGGTCTTATATAACACAGCAGCGTACACAGCACTCCATCTTTTAGATGCGACTCTAGTCTACGCAGTTCAGGGTCCCGGACCAGTGTTTCCCAGTGCAAGGGTTATTCGCACCACTGGTCCGGTGCCCGCGTTAACAGAAAGGTAAACATGTACAAGAGTAAAAGAATTAAAAAAGCAAAGATCCCGGTTACTGTCGATAACATTACCAAGCAACAACTGGATACACTGAAGCTTGAGCTGCAGCTCCTGGCAGAGCCGTGGAGAAAGCAAGGTGTAACTATTAAGGTTGGCAAGAAGGCTGCATGATGACATTCATCATGTTCATCGCCATCGTCCTCTTCCTCGCGCCGTCGTTCTCGGGAGGCCTGCTGGTGATTATCTTAGGATGCTGGTGGATCCTCCAGCACGGGCTTCCCCTCTGATGCCGTCTCGTGTCGTTCTTGTTAGAACTTAGAATGATTCTAAAGTAGAAGCTGGTGGCACTATCCTCCAGATCCCCGTGCCTGGAAAAATTCATTTGACTTTATTATGGGATATGATAAGACAAGGGTGGTCAAGTTGTTTGTAGACGATACAGGTTGCAATCTGGCAACTTGACCAAACTTGAGCCCTGACTGGCGACAAGAACAACCAAACCATAGGACAAAGCTTTGCTCACTGTCATAACTATGGTGGAAGGGAGTGCGCACCGCCAGTCTGGGGTCAAGTCAGAAGAGATTGATCATCTCGTAATGGGGCGAGGCGCTCGCTGTACTTGACCAAAAAAGATAACAAAAGGAGTAGATATGGGACTAGATCAATACGCACACCTTCGAGGTAAA